CAATGCCCCCAATGACACCATCAGTTCAATCCAAAGATGTGTCTTCATTGGGTAAAGGATTTCAATCACTGACACAAAATCCTAATGCACTCCAGGCACCAACTGCAACCAAAACAATCACACCAGATAAACCATCAACAACTTCACCCACAGCACCTCCACCACCTGCACAACCAAAGGCACCAGTATTAAATCCACAACAACAAGACTTATATAAGCAAGCGTATCAAAATCGTAATAATCCATTTGCACAAGGAAGAATCAAATCAGAGTTTTCTAAATTGACACCAGATCAACAGAAAGCATTTAGAGATTATGCAAAAGAACAAGGACACGATTGGGGTAATTTAATTTAAAGATAAAACCAGTAGTATCCCTTATAGGTGTATTTGTGTGGATGCCTTAAACTATTTTGTATTCCACATACATTCTTAGATTCAAAGTATCTACCTGCTGCATTAATACTTTCAAATCTTATTTCTTCCCATGTTCTTTTATGAACTCCTCTTATAGGAGTTTTATTTGTTGTATTATCTAATTTTTTCCATCTGTAACCGTATGCTTTCCATCCATTCTTAATTGCTCCATATATGTTACCAGATGTATTCTTTCCAGCAACTTCTAATGCTGCTGCAGTAATACTTTCCCATATCTTTTCTTCACCAGTTTCTATATTAATTCCCATTACTCTTTTTGAGGTATGTTTACCATCACCTCTATTTTCTTTTAACTGAAATCCCCAGGGTTCTGTTCTTTCTATCTTTTCTTTAGGTATTGGTACTGGTACTGGTATTTCTATTTTTTCTTCTACTTTTATTTTTACTTCTACTTTATCATCATCACTTATAATATTATACCCTTCTTCACTTTTGTGAGTATTATATTGTTTAATCCAATATTCTTCTTTTTCATTTAATAAACTCTCATCACATTCATCAAGTTCTTTAATCATGAAGTTGTGATTACCATACTTACGCATAGCACGATGTAATGGAGAAGATGACATTCTCAATGCTTCTGAGATATGCTCTTGCCATATTTTATTCATTCCTTTTGTTGTTTGTCCAACGTACTTGTGTCCAGTTTGTTTATTGATGATTAGGTAGATAATTCCTTGTGCCATTTTACCATAAAACACTATTGTTTATTTAGAGAACACAATTGTTATTTTATAATACACAATGCAATTTGATTATTTCCCCCTATTCTTCGATTAAATCATATTGTTCTTTTTGTAACATTCTCAATAAGAATGTTTATTGAGAATGGATTTAATTTAATATTCTTTAAATTCTTATAATATTCTTTAAATCCTTATAATACCTTATAATACCTTATAAACGTCCGATTCTTATGCAAGTTTGGCGAGCGTACCATAAGACGCGCAGTTTGTCAAGCCCCAGGACACCAAAAAAACTGGCACAAGGCGTCGAGACACTCATACAATGTTAGCGTTATATGACATTTTCTTATCATAAGACCTATATATTCTTATGTGAATCTCGACGAGACTGGCACATGTGCTTGAATCTAGTCGAGATTTATGTTATAATACAAACAGTTATCTCGACGAGTTATGTACGACGACTACGATCTCGACTATACTTACAGCAACGATTATGCAGGTCTCGACGAGGATACATATGCCGAACTAGGCACATCAGATCTCGACGAGGATTATGCACGAGATGGGCAAGATTATCAAGATCTTGCATATCGACACTATGCATGATATAATCTAGTACAAGTCACAACGAGTTCTTATGCTAATGCAGAAACGCAGGGTCATTGTCACTCTAGATATAGATTGCTATGATGATCTAGATGTGCATGATATAGACTGGAAAGATCTTCTACAATTAGAAGGTGACGAAAACGTACATGTAAGCACAAAGGAGTTTGATCCGTTTTGAAATTCTTCATTGATGAGAACTGGGTGTATTTTTATAAAGACTCAGCACTATATAAGAGTCCTGTAGATTCTTATGGATTTTTTAACACAGAGCATGGCGTACCTGTTGATTTGTGTCAAGAGGCAAATGAGCATGTGAGGGTATCACACCTAGAACGGTTACGTAGTCTCCTTATGCCAAAACCTGAACTGTCTGATGGGGTGACACAACTGCCCCTGGCGTTGTAGATTGAACTCGTTCAACACCTGAACCACTCATGACCATCTACACAGACAACGGTTTCGCCAATCGCACTGAGTACCTGAACGAACTCCGTGAGGAGTACGGTGACCTTGTGGACATCCTCATCGGTGTGCTACCATCGTCAGAGGACTTCGACGGTCTTGTAATTGCTCTGGAAGACGCTCTGGAGTCTGGAGAGTACGCAGACCTCCTGTGACACTCTGATCACTGTCCACGGGGCACACAGACACCGCTCTGAGTGCCCTATAATTCCTTCAGTCACCAAAACACCATGGCAACTCGCTCACGCATCGGCATCGAACTTCCTGATCACTCTGTGGTCAGTGTCTATTGCCATTGGGATGGTTATCCTGAAGGTAATGGTAAAACTCTGGTTCAGCATTATTTGAACCGTGAAGATGTAGAAGAACTCATCGACGGTGGTGGTATGAGTACTCTGCGTACTCGTGGACAATGGAACTCTAGTGCTCTTCGTGACGAGAATGGAGAGTGGATCTCTGATGCTGCAGGTTATCTGAAGTATGAGGATGATCGTGAACCTCAACCACTCTATTACACAGAGCGTGGTGAAGAACTAGACATTATGCACAGTTCTTTCGACGAGTTTGTGAGAGATAATTGTGGAGAAGAGTACGCTTATCTGTACAATCTCGACGATAACTGGAAGTGCTATAAGATCAACTATAAGGCACCTGTAGAACTCGTCGAGATTCCTAACTATGTGACAGCATAATTAGTGTCACAAGGGTCTTGACAAGGCATCGAGACCCATTCTATGCTCCTTTAGCAATCTGGTGAATGCAGCGAACTCATAATTCGCCTGAGGCGTGTTCGATCCACGCAAGGAGCACTTGACACTCTCGGTCTTATGATCTAGAATGTCATCACACGGGACGGTGGTGGAATTGGTAGACACCCCAGACTTAAAATCTGTTGAGCGTATGCTCGTGCGGGTTCAAGTCCCGCTCGTCCTACTGGCACACTGTGTGCCTATTATCCTACAAGATCCAAAACAACATCATGCGTAACTTCAAGATCAACAGCACCGCCATCTCTGACCTGAGTGTGGACGGTGATCAGGTGACCATCCAGTTCACCAGCAGCGACAAGCAGTACACCTTCCGTGCTGCCGATCCTAGCACCTTTGTTGCAGACCTGGAGCAAGTGATCTCCGATCCTGAGGGTTCGGTGGGTTCCTACATTCACCGTGCCCGCAAGAGCGAGCAACTTGTGGAAGTCTGATAACTGGCACAATGGGGGGTGGCAACACCCCTTTTTTGGTTTTATAGTTCCCTTGTCCACAACCACACCTCTCATGGACTTCGACACCGATTTCTGGTCTGAGATTCAGGATGCTCCTGGTGAGATCTTCGACATCCCTGAACTGCGGGATGAAGATGAGGATGAGCAGACCTGGAATGAGTTTGTCAACAGCAATGTGACACTCTGAGCACTGGTACATCGGGTGCCTCTGGCACCCTCAATCCGTTCTACATTACCTTTGTTCCTGAGACACCAACCCCATGGCAGACGCACTCTCCAAGCGAATCTATCGCCAACTCTTCACTGAAGATCAGTGGGATCTGATCTACAACTTCATCGGTAATGCACTCGATGATGATCTGTTCAATCCTGAAGATGTTTATGCTATCAGGAACAAGATTCATGCTCTCTTTGATGAGGAGGATTGATGGGAACTTTGATTCTGGGTGGAGTCATTCTCTCCACCTTTTCTATCCTCTGGTATCTTGAAGACCGCAGCGGTTATGGCGGTCTTTATGATCCTTCATCCGTTCATCCTCCTGACAAGAAATGACACCTGACACTTATACTTTCAATGGCGACACTGTGACAGTTCTGGGACTGGTCGGTGTCATTAGCACTGGTATCATCCTGGTGCTATGCTTCACTCGTTACTTCAATTCTCCGCTTCGTAAGTGATGCAATTCCAAGTCACCGACATCGAGTTTGATTTTAGTGATTCATTTGATGATCCAATCGAAAATGAATACAAATACAAAGAAGAACTCCACGGTGAAATCTATGGTTCAATCTGGGAGGCAGATGATGAAGAAGATCTCGTAGAAGAGATCACCTGTGCTACAGGTTGGTGCATCAAGTCCATTGATTATCGCATCATTCTGAAATGACCAACCGAACCGAACTTGAGTGGTTTCTGAAAGAAAAGTGTCGTGAAGATCCCGACCTTTTCGATACTGTCATCAGTGAGTATGTTTGGAATCTGAGTGAATCCAAACTCACTGAACTTGAGGACTTTCTTTCCAACAACTTCGGAGACGATTGATGACCCAAACTGACATTATTTCAGTTCGTGAACAGATCCAGAATGATCTGATCTGCCTGCTAGAATCACAGTTCGGTGAGGTAGACTACCTCTCAGAGGTTCAAGATCTTGCCTGCCAAATTGTCGTTGACAACTTCACCCAACTCCTAAAATGAACAACAACGCTAAATCCTGGACTAACGATCTCAGCACACTTGTTGAGCGTTATGCTGAACAGTTGATGGATTCGATGGACATGAAGACCATGGAACAGTTCGTGTTTGATACACTCGTTGAAAACCTCACCAACTATACTGAAGAGGAACTGATCACTGAGATTAGTGATCACTACCCCGAACTGCTGGAGGAGTGACGATCTGACAACTGGCACAAGGGGTCTTGTGTTCTCATGAGATCCCTGCCATACTATAAAAGTTGAGAGGGAAGAAGCAAAGACGGTTCCCAACCACCCCGACAAACTAGAAGCGGGGAAATGCGGTTGAGGTAAAAGCAATTACCGTGCCCTCTCAACACACATTCGTTCCTGAGACACCTCATGACCTACCAAGAACTTCTGCAACAGTTACAGCAACTCACAGAAGAACAACTGAATCAGGATGTTTGCATCTGCGATTCTAAGTTTG